ATGGCACCTCATGGGGATTCATGTGTCCAGTGGAGACTCCGGAAGGTCATTCGGTAGGTATTGTGAAGACGATGTCTCTTCTGACCTCTGTCTCGCAACACGTTCCATCGTCCACAGTGCTTCACTTCCTCACCGAGTCTGGCGTAACGTGGATCACAAACACGCGAGTCTACGAGGGAACGTCGATTACGGTCAACGGTGTTCTCCTCGCCTACACGACGAAGCCCCTGGAACTTGTGACCGAGATGCGGGCAGCGAAGACGTCATCTCGCCTTCATCCACACACATCCATCGCATGGTATACGCTTCTGAACAGCATTCTCATCGAGACGGATGGAGGTCGTGTTGTCCGCCCGGTGTTCCGCGTAGGTGCACCGTATCCTGAGAACCGCAGTGACTGGAACGAGTGGGTCAAGTCGTGTATCGAGTTCATCGATGCGTCCGAGACGGAGACACTTCGCATTGCCTTGACAAAGGATCAGGTCACATCACACTCTCATCACGAGATTCACCCCTCGATGCTGATCGGACACATGGCAGGCACGATTCCTCTCTCGGATCACAATCAGTCGCCTCGAAACACCTATCAGTCAGCTATGGGCAAGCAGTCGATGTGCGTCTACGCAACGAACTTCGCAAAGCGACTGGACAAGAACGCCTATGTTCTCTGCTCTATCTCCCGACCGATCGTGGAGACTCGCTCGATGAACATTCTCAAAATGCAGGAGATGCCATTCGGTATGAATGCGATCGTAGCGATTGCGTGCTACGGCGGATACAACCAGGAGGACTCGATCATCATGAACCGGTCATCGGTCAACCGAGGTCTGTTTCGCGGTCTCTACTACACGATGTACAAGGACGAGGAGCATCGTAACGTGACCTCTGGACGCGAGGAGAAGTTCATGCGTCCGCAGAAGCACAATACTCGCAAGTTCAAGAACACAAGTTACGCAGCAATCGGTGAGAATGGCATTCCGATCCTTCACGCGAACATTCAGGAGAACGATGTCGTCATTGGAAAGGTTGTGAACCTCCGCCACGATACCGCCGGCTATTCGTTCAGGGATGCGTCAACCACGCACAAGAACGCAGAGGCTGGTCGTATCGACGGTGTCTGGCAGGATAAGAATTCGGATGGGTATCCCTTCGTAAAGGTGCGAATCGTCTCCGAGCGTATTCCCCAGATCGGCGATAAGTTCAGCTCACGTCACGGACAGAAGGGAACAGTGGGAATGCTCTTGAACGAAGAGGATATGCCGTTCACTGGCTCGGGTCTTCGTCCTGACTTGATTATGAATCCACACGCTGTTCCTAGTCGTATGACCATTGCACAGCTGATGGAGTGTATCTTCGGTAAGATTTCAGTTCGAAAGGGAACACTGGGCGATGGAACGCCATACTCACACTTGAAGGTTGAGGAGCTGCGTGCACAGATGCTGGAACTGGGTATGCACCCCTACGGAAACGAGATCCTCTATAACGGGCAGACTGGCGAGATGATGCAAGCCGAGATCTTCATGGGTCCGACCTTCTATCAGCGTTTGAAGCACATGGTTATCGACAAGGCCCACTGTATGACTAATGACCATGATGTTTTGACGACGACGGGATGGAAGCCAATCGACGAGGTTACGCTTGAGGACAAGGTAGCTACGCTTCAGGAAGGAAACGTTGTGTACGAACATCCGCTCCAGACGTTTGAGTATGATTACGAAGGCGATATGTATGAAGTGGAAGCCAATCAGATCAGTCTGAAGGTGACTCCGAACCATCAGATGTGGGTGGCTAAATCCTACACTCGTAAACAAGAGTGGAAGTATGGATTCCACGAGGCTGCAGACATTATGGGAAAGCATGTAAAGTATCAGAAGGATGGCGACTGGTCGGTGCCCGCATACCAACTCAGTCTATCCGGTCTAGGTGCAGTCGACATGGAGGCATGGCTAACCTTCTTCGGAATATGGATTGGAGATGGGTGGTGTACTGATAGTCGTGTAACCATTGCAGCCAACAAACCACGAGTCAAGTCTGCACTTGAGGCGTGTCTACCTCGGCTCAATCTGACATACCGGTACTGTCCGAACTCATGCAAGCTGGATATCTCTGACAAGAACCTCCGAGAGTACATGCGTCCGCTGAGCGTCGGTGCGACAAACAAGTACTTGCCCGAGTGGGTATGGAAGCTGAACAAAGAGCAGTCGCTGACTCTTATCTCGGGTCTGCTTCTCAGCGATGGTCATACGGGTGGATCTGGGTCTATCTTCTATTCAACATCGTCCATAAGACTTGCCGATGACATCCAGCGACTCGCACTCCATGCAGGATGGTCGGCAAACAAGCGTCTCCACACGGCAGCCGGAACCCCCTACGCAATTGGAAATCATTCGGGTGTGACGACACAAGACCTGTGGTTAGTATCATTCATTCAGTCGAAAAATCGACCTGCAATGAACCACGGTCATCACAAGACTCAACACGGACAGCGTGAAGAGATGGTCCCATTCAATGGCAAAGTCTTCTGCCTAGAAGTCCCTGGACACGTGTTCTATGTCCGTCGCAACGGCAAGCCTGTATGGACTGGTAACTCACGTGCCCGCGGTCCGATCGTCTCTCTGACTCGTCAGCCTTGCGAAGGACGGTCTCGAGATGGAGGTCTTCGCGTGGGTGAGATGGAGCGTGACTGTATGATCTCTCACGGTGCTGCCGCGTTCACGAAGGAGCGTCTGATGGATGTGTCTGATCCATTCCTCACAGGAATCTGCAAGACCTGTGGAACACTGGCGGTCGTCAATCCACAAGAGGGGCTGTACTCGTGCGGTTCATGCGGAAACAAGACCGATTTCGTTCAGAAGACGATCCCCTACGCAATGAAACTTTGGGTCCAGGAATTGGAGGCAATGCACATCATAGCTCATACGATTCTTGAGTGATTTAAAAACAAATGAAGCTATGGATACAATGGGATACGATACTGGAAAAATATACAAGCTTCAGTGTTCTGACGGAAAGTACTACTTTGGATCAACCATCAGGCCATTGGCAGCTAGATTGTCAAGTCATAAATACGCATCTAAGAATGCAGAGACAAACAATACTTATAAACATATCAACACGATTGGGTGGGATAAGGTAACGATCGTTCTTGTTGAGCTTTTTCCATGTGAAACAAAACAGCAGCTCTTACAGCGAGAACTGTGGTTTATCAATGAACATAAGCACGATGATTTATGTTTGAACACTCGTAACCCCCTAGCTGATAATACCCCAGAAGCCAAACAGAAACACAAGGACAACTGTAAAGAATATTATGTACAACATCGCGATGAACTCTTGCAGAAACGACGAGAATATCAAAATGAAAACCGAGAAAAAAGGACAGAGTACAATAGCGAATACAGACAGCAACACTCTGAAAAACTCAAGGAGTACGATAAGCAATATGCGATTAATAATCGTGAAAGACGGAACCGGTTAGCCAGAGAGCGACGAGCAGCGAAACGCAATGTCATGGAGTAAGTGCACTCCAACTAACCGGAAACGCAGTCTTCACCAAGTCACTTACCTGACCCGCAACATCACGAATCTCCTTCTGGGCATCTGGACCCATTCGAAGGTGACACAGTCTGGCATACGCAGCCAATGAACCCGTCTCGATAAACTCCGTCATCATATTCTGCGGAAGAACATTCCTCGCCTGCTCAGGAGGAATCTGATTCGCCAACATCATCTCATACGTATTCACAGCAAACCTACAACTACTCATTAACGTCTCGCGGAACACTTCGTTCTGCGGATGAACATCATCATTACTCCCCTGCTTTTTACCTGGTGCACGCGTCCTGAACTGAGGAATGTGAAAGGTGGGATCATCATCTACATATCGACGAGAGACCTCATTGCGAGAGAATCCAACCGTGTGACGAAACCACTCGCGTGCCATCCAGATCGGCATCTTCAGTCGAAACCGCAGCTGAGGATGGAAGAATGGAGATGTATGCTCATGTTCTGCAAGATACCTGATCAACTTTGCATCCTTCTCCGTGAACTCATCCACATGCTTACCTAGTGATACACGTGCGGCGTTCACGACAGTCAGGTCGTTACCAAACGTCTCAAGAAGCTCAACCTTGCACTCCTCAAACATGGTTATACTCCTCGGTTTATATGAAGATTACACGATATCATCTGACAATGAAACCGGCCGATACCGCCTACCCCAAATACGATTGGCACCGTAAATCAAACATGCAATAACACAGACAAATCCGACACATGCGATACCTAGGGCCAGGGATTGGTCTGTGTCCATTTTCACTTATTGGGCAGGAGTAAGTAAATGTCTCTGGAAGTCGTGATCGGTCCCATGTTTTCAGGAAAGACATCGTATGCAATCGAGGTTGCAGCCTTGTACATTTCAAAGAACATGCGTGTTCTGATTGTGAAGCCTACTCGCGATACTCGGTCCATTCCCAATCACATTACAACACACGACGGTATCTCTCTACCCTGTTTCGAAACATCAACGCTGAATGGGTTGACCGAACAATTCATGGCTAACTACGAAACCGTCATCATTGACGAAGCCCAGTTTTTTCAAGGTCTAGTTCCATTCGTTGAGTATGCCGTGGATACGCTCGGGAAGTTCGTCTATCTGATCGGTCTTTCTGGCGACTCAGATCGGCGTCCATTTGGTGAGATTCTCAATACGATTCCACTGGCAAATGAGGTTGTTAATTTGAATGGTCGGTGTGCATGCGGCGAACCTTCCTTTTTCTCAAAGAGGCATGTGTCTGGATATCCTCAGATCGCAATCGGAGGTGCGGAGATGTATAGTTCTGTATGCCGTGCCTGCTATCACAGATAGAAGATATCGCGACTGACATACTGAAACAGATCAGGCTTGCCCTGATTAAACCCTGCAATCGACTGCTCAGACGGTCCCTCGACGGCGATTGGAAGCATCAATGCATCTCGACGCACTCCGAGAACTGGATCAAACATGACCCAATCAGTTACGAAGTGAGACTGATAAGGAATTGACACATCATCCACCTCGAAGATCTTGCAGAACTTCGCAGCCCACTCCCGCGTGATCATATAACACTGTGCACCCCATGGATTCGAGACTCCGACATTGCGAATCATATGATGTCCTCCCGTGATGTAGTATTCGCCCTGAGGAATGTTGATGTATCCAAGTGAGAGGATATCCGTATTTCCGGCCAACATGTGGGGCGTGACTGCCTCTACAACTTCATTGAAGCACTTGTGAAACCTAACATCGTCCTCAATGATGATTCCAAGAGGTTCTCCGGAATCAACCAGGGCCTGCATACAGCGAATATGTCCGAGAGTGGCTGCACATCCTGTGGGATAGGATGTATCGCGTGCGAAACATGTCGCCCCGCGACGCACCACTTCGGGATCGTCCTTGCGAGGGGATTGAACCAAGACAATGTCGAGATTCAGTGGTGCCGCGGCTGCCTTCAACCTCTCTCCACGTCCGGGGTCACAGTTGACGGCGTAGATTCGCATTTTACTAAACAGTCATCGAGCGTGTAGATTCTTGCCGAAGAAATTTTGTTGCTGAGTATCATACAAGCAATATGGGTGGCGGTCTTCTTCAGCTCGTCTCGTACGGTGCACAGGATATCTACATCTCGGGCAACCCCCAGATCACCTTCTGGAAGGTGCTGTTCAAGCGTCACACGAACTTCGCCATGGAGTCGATTGAGGTGACGTTCAACGGCCAGGCTGACTTCAACAAGCGTGTCACGGCGATCATCAACCGTAACGCTGACCTGATGTTCCGCACGTACATCCAGCTGGTTCTCCCGGCGGTCCAGCTCGATGGCAGCAACAACGGCACGGTCACCCGCTTCCGCTGGCTCAACTACGTGGGCCACCGCGTCGTGAAGACGGTTGAGCTCGAGATCGGCGGCCAGCGTATCGACCGTCAGTATGGCGACTGGATGCAGATCTGGACGCAGCTGACCCAGGACGTCGGCACGGTCAAGGCCCTCGACGAGATGATCGGCAACACGCACGACCTCGTGCTGATGAAGGACCGCAAGGGCTATGCCCTGGACGTGTCCTGTGCCGGTGCCGAGCTGACGAACTCGTGTGCCCCCCGTGCCGGCACCCCGGCCCGCACGCTCTACATCCCGCTCCAGTTCTGGTTCTGCCGTAACCCGGGCCTGGCCATCCCGCTGATCGCCCTCCAGTACCACGAGGTCCGCATCAACGTGGAGTTCGAGCAGTGGGCCAACTGCTGCTACTACGAGATGAGCTCTGGCTCGGCCCCGTCGGCGATCCAGACGCTGACGGCCGCGTCGCTCTACATCGACTACATCTACCTGGACACGGAGGAGCGTCGCCGCTTCGCCCAGCAGACGCACGAGTACCTGATCGAGCAGCTGCAGTTCACGGGTGCCGAGTCGATCACGTCGAGCTCGAACAAGATCCAGCTGAACTTCAACCACCCGGTGAAGGAGCTGATCTGGGTGTGCCAGCGTGACTCGTTCGTTGACTGCTCGCAGCCGGCCCCGGTGTTCATCCAGGAGGTCAATGGCTGCCAGCCGTTCAACTACTCCGACGACTTCTCGACGGAGGGTGTGATCATGGACGTGCTCGCCCGCGGTGCCCTCGGTGGCCAGCCGGGTCTCACTGGCGACCGCACGGTGCCGACGGCCGGTCTCCCGGGTGGCGACCAGGGCCCGTACATCCCGGGTCTGGGTATTGCGGCTGGTCCCTCGCTCAACGGCTCGAACTGGCTGGACTCGAACCTCAACGCCTCTGGCAATGACCAGGTCTACCTGTTCGAGGACACGACCAACTACCTGCTCGCGAAGGTCATCCTCGACTCGGGCACGCGTTGCTCTGGCAAGTGCCCGATTGAGGTCGCCAAGCTGCAGCTCAACGGCCAGGACCGCTTCACTGAGCGTGAGGGCCGCTACTTCACGTACGTGCAGCCGTACCAGCACCACAGCCGTACGCCGACTGCCCCGGGCATCTGCGTGTACTCCTTCGCCCTCAAGCCGGAGGAGCACCAGCCCAGCGGCACGTGCAACTTCTCGCGTATCGACAAGGCCACGCTGCAGCTCACGGTGTCCGTCAACACGGTTCGCTCTGGCCGCACGGCCCAGGTCCGCGTGTACGCCGTCAACTACAACGTGCTCCGCGTCATGAGCGGCATGGGTGGCCTCGCGTACTCCAACTAAGCGTAAGACACAATACAACCCACAAACTAAACCACAAACAAACCCAAATGAAGGTGTGATTTACACCTTGATTGGAAGTTGTAAGTATGTCATTCGAAGGCGTTTCATATCGTATGGCCGACTGTTGGTTCAATACAGTACCCATGCCATCGGGACCCATTCGGTACCTGGAAATTGGAACTTTCTACGGTGCCAACCTCTTCTCAGTTGGGAGGTCATATGCAGCCCATCCAGAGAGCAAAATGTACTGCATCGATCCGTGGATTGACTATGCTGACTATCCAGAGTACAAACATCAACAAGAAACAGTGTATGATACATTTATGCGAAACCTCGAGACCAGTGGGCAGAAGGAGAAGATAACAGTCATTCGCGGTTTCTCTCACACCGAAATCCCCAAGTTTGAGGATGACTTTTTCGACATTGTCTATATTGACGGCAACCATGAACCGGAGTATGTTCTCGAGGATGCTGTTCTCGCGTTCCGCAAACTCAAGGTCGGCGGGTACATGATCTTTGATGACTATGGTTGGGGAGGTCCCGATCTGACACAGAGAGGAATTGACGGATTCCTATCTGCTTATCATAAGCGTATTTCGCCGTCACATCCGTGTATAAACACACAGGTTTTTGTGACGAAATGTAAGTAAATATGACGTCCACTCTGTTCGGAACATCGTTAGACCTTGGTGAACCTATAGATCTTGTACGTTGTGCCCGGTCGATAAAGAAAGTCATACGTCAGTGCGTTCTTTGATGCGAAATCTTCAACCGCCCGCCGAACGTCGTCGATCCAGAAGTCGTCGCCTAACATCTGCCCTCCGATGCGAATACGAGCCCACCAGAACGCGAGGTCCGCGAGGACTGCCTTGTATGAGTGGTCTGCGTCTACGAAGACGCAGTCGAGCGAACCAGGCGGTATCTGTTCATCTGTTACACTCAGACTGTCCTGCCGAAGAAACGTATACCGAGACTTCCATGGGGCGAGTTCGGCCTGGACAAGCTCATACAGTTCATTGAAATTGTTACCCGGGACCACTGCTTTCGTACGCATGATGTCGTCAGAAAATGCACCCGTGTGTGGTACCATTGAGTCAACCAGGTAGAGCTGCTCGATGTGCGTCGAGCGGAGGATCTGCTTTGCATGCGTGCCATACGCAACGCCGACTTCGGCAGCCCGCTTGTAATTGTTGTCATTAATCACCTTACTGAATACTCCGTGATAATACGTCGCCCACCCATTTGTCTCGGCATCGTTGGCATCGACCGTTTGCCTGTAAAACTTACTCAACTGCATTTTCATTTACACTTAGTCGGGACTGTAAACCAAATATGAAGCACACAAGTCTATGTCCGCTCATGGACAAGTATGGTAGCGACAAGGGTCCGCGTGTAGGCAATACGACTCACCACACGTATACACCTGTGTACCACGAGCTGTTCAAGGAGATGACCGACCGTGCGTTGAACGTGTTTGAACTGGGTCTTGGGACCAACAATGTGAACTTTCCTTCCAATATGGGTCCCAATGGCCGACCCGGTGCATCTCTCAGAGGATGGCGTGATTATTTCCCCAACTCATCAATCTATGGTGGGGATATCGACAAGGATATCTTGTTCGAGGAGGATCGTATCCGTACGACATATTGTGATCAGACAAACCCCTCGGTTGTCCGTTCCATGTGGGAGTCTCTCCCCGATATGGACATAATCATCGACGACGGCCTTCATACATTCGAGGCGAATGTAACGTTCTTCGAGAACAGTATACATAAGCTGAAGCCCACTGGGATCTTCATCATTGAAGACATTAGTCACTCAGACATTCCCCGCTTCAGGAGTAAGATCGAACAGTGGCAGAAAACCACACCTACACACATCTTTCGTATGAACATTCTCGAAGGTGGAAACCCATGGGACAATAACATGCTTGTCGTCCGCCCGGTCAGTATCAGTGTCTGTATTCCGACGATGAATCGGTTTTCATTCTTGAAGGAATCGATTCCTAAATACCTTGCGAATCCCCATGTGACTGAGCTGGTGATTGTAGATGAGACCGGTGAGGATTACGTTGCGATTACTGCGGCGTTCTCGCATCCGAAACTCCGAGTCTACCAGAACGAGTCTCGTCTCGGAATGCTGAAGAACAAGCTGCGTGCAGCGTCGTATGCGACGTCCGACTTTATCGCTATTCTGGATAGTGATAATTTCGCAGACGCTTCGTATTTTGAAGGGTTTAAGAAATTCTTTTCCTCTCATTCATTATCCGCGTCGTGTCTATTCCTCCCTTGTGCCGCGAAGCCGAATTTCAACTATCGCGAGTGGATCGGGACACCAATCACTCGAAACAATATCAACAATCTTTACCCCCATATTGATACATGTATGAACACGATGAACTCAATCATATCACGAGAGTTTCTGAGCACGTTTGATATTCTATCCGACACACCTGTCTGCAATGAAATTGGTTGTTATGATTCCAAGTATTTCGCTCTGTATACGATGTTTCACATGAATGGAACACTATTTGTCGTGCCCGATATGGAGTATGAACATCGTGTTCACGATGAGTCGGGATATACATTGACGCATACGGAGTTCGAGGACACTCATCGGCGTATTGTTCATCGGTATCTTGCTACGAACCATGTGCAGTACGTGATGTCACTCACAGAGTGGCAGAGGACAGCCAAGCGTCCCCGTGAGCTGATTGTTCAGGCGTCATCGACTAACGAAGACGACGCATGGATGCCGTTTCCCATCGGAATGAACTACACCTATTCTGGAACATTCAGCTTCGGAGACCACTCGCAGACGGTCCTGTGTGCATTGAACCCGTATACGGACTCACGCCGTCGGCCGTCGGGGAAGAACCGGTTGGCGATTCTCGCACAGCTTGCTGCGAATGGTATTTCGAATACACAGGTGTCCTTCGACACGCTTCCATCCTACAAGTTTGTGGTCTCCCCCGAGGGGAATGGAGTTGATTGCCACCGTCATTACGAGGCGTTGATTGCCGGGTGCATTCCGATTATTGAGCGTAATCCGTTGACCGAGGAGAAGTATCGCAACTGCCCGGTTCTCTGGACAGACAATTACTCTGAGATCACCCCTGCCTATCTCGACGCCGTCTACGAGGAGATGAAAGGGCGAACTTACGATTTCTCGCGGTTGTTCTTGTCCTACTATCCGCCGAACGTCCAGGCCGAGATTAAGCGGTGTGGGAACTACTGGATGACACGGCATGGGAAGGCTGCGTTCTACTGAAGCGTGAACAACGTATTCGCATCCTCGTGACCAGGAGCGTTGAACGTGGCGGACTGGTAGAAGGACGGCTTCTTGTTCGCTAAAATACGATAGCTAGGCTGAAGCCGTGCCATCGCGATATCATTGAAACATTTCAGCGGATTGATGCGTATCTTATCACAGACAGCTTGCTTGTAGCGTGGTGTGATGTAGAGAACTGCGTGGGCAGACAGCATATTCATCACTCGGACATGGTTCTTCGAATAGGGGATGAGAACACTTTTACCGCGACTCGTGTCAATTGTTGGGTGTGCAGCCGAACGACTGAGCCCGAAGTAAATAGCATCAGCACCGTGAACAAACTCAAACTCACTTACTCCAGTGAATTCCACATCATCCTCGAGGAGGAGTATGGGTTCATTCAGATACGTTGTTAGAATGTCAACTGTCGCATCGTTCAAACACTTCGGCCACCCATCGGTCCCCGACTTGTAGTGAACAACATCTTTAAAGCCTAGAGTAGCCAGCATGGAGTCCATATGGAGTTTCCGTGCGTGATACTTTTCATTGTGATCTGGGCAGATGTACACTACCTTGAAGTCTTGAATACGCATTATTTAGATAGTCGTGTTTTTTAGAAGAAGATCTCCGCCGAAATCGTGGACTACTGTCCAATTAGGACCAAACACTGCAAGAAGCTGCTCGCGATTCAACTGCCCCTCATACAGATTCGTGGCATACTCAGTGTACACGTACCGCGTACGAGTCAGTGTATTCGCAGCACCCGAAAACACGATATCCTCCGCACCCTGAACATCGACCCACATGAAATCAATCGTGCCAATATCAATATCATCCAGACGCCGGCACTCGACCATTGCTGTACCTGGGAACGTAATCCACTTGTGCATCTCCAGATGTCCGGTCGGCCGTTTCAGAGACGAAGAGGATGACCAGTCATTGTCGCGGTGCTGCGGATCACTTGACCAGGTCGCCTTTCCAGAGGACATATAGAACGGACGAGTCTCGTTCTTATCTGA